GCCATTCTTCTCAGCACAAGAGAACTCTTACAAAACTTGGATGAAGTTTGCAGTTGCAAACCCTGCCATTGTTAATCGTGGCTATATGGTTTGGCAGGCTCCAAATGAAGCAGGTCTTGTCACAGATCAAGATGGAAATATTGTCCCACCTGGACAAACATCAGGTAATGACACTATGTGGTTTAGTCTTCCAAAGGGATTAACACAAGCAGTTCCTGGTTTAAGGTCACTTACAGAAATTGGTGTTCCTAAAGCATCGCTAGATATTATCTTTCAAGGTGGATTAGATGCCCTGTATAACAAGGGTAATCCAAATCTATTCAGCGATATATTCCCAACCGGACCTTATGTAGCGGTACCAGTTGCAGAAATCACCAAGAATCAACCTGATACAAGAGAAACTCTTAAGTGGTTATTCCCATACGGGTATCCAAAGGATGCTGCATCTGGCTTCTTGCCAGCTTGGGTACAAAGATTGCAGACACGTAGAGAGGGTCAAGATGACCCACAGTTTGCTCGCACATATCAGCTCATCTGGAACACAGAACAAATGCGTGCAAAGCGCAACGGACGTGAACCAGTAAGCGCAGATAAGGTCCTTAGAATGACGAAGGACTACTGGAATATGCGTGTTGCTGCAAACCTTATTATGCCATTTGCTCCACGCTTTGATACTCCTTACAAGTATTATCTTGATAAGACACGTGAGTACAGAAGAGTATATGGAATTAATGCAGACGCTAAGTTCCTAGAAGACTATCCAGAGTTCTTCTCGTTTACATCTAGCCTTTCAAAGAACCCAACAGGCGTTCAGTCATCAATAGCTGCTACAACCAACCTCAAGAAGTATGACAAGTTGATTGGTGAAGTAGTTAATATTGATCCTAAGTTAGTTGGCTTGATTGTTAATGACCCTTCTGGTTATGAGTTTTCACAGTCTGCATACGATTACCTTTACAAGAAGCGTGTATCGGCAGATGCTCCAGATAGATTCCTTTCATCACAAAGCCCTGCTGAAGCACAGAAAAAAACTGATGCTGAAAAGGGTTGGATTCAGTACAATAAGTTTGCTGATGCACTAGATGCAGAACTTGCTGCTCGTGGCCTAACCTCCATCCAGCAAAGCGGAGCAGAAGACTTGGCCATTATCAAGGATGCCTTTATCAATAAGTTAGCAGTCCAGACTGATGCCGAAGGCAAGCCTATGTTTGATAAGAAGTCAGGTGAGTATGTTCGTACAGCCTGGTATGACGACTACCTAGATTCAGATGGGTCTAAGACCAACCGAGTTATTGCTGGACTAAGCAAGATTCTAAGCGACCCAACCTTCCTAGAAAACAATGAGAACAGTACAACTTGGAAATCTGTTGACAGATATCTTGAGTTTAGAAAAGTTGTTGCACGAGAACTTCTTACTAGAGAAGCGAAGTCAATCGAAGCAAAGTCAAATGCTGACCTTAAAGTGATATTTGACAGTTTCGTTAATAAATTGAAAAAAGACGATAAGTTAGGTTTTGCTTATATCCACGACAGGTTCTTATCACAGGATCTAGTAAGAGATAAGCAGCTGACACCAAGGGATGTTAAATAATGACTACTGGACCTCAATCAACTCCACCAACAGTTTCACCTTCCCTAAGCAGCTTTGTAGACCCAGAGACACTTGCTTTAGCAAGAGCAGCACTAGAGGCTAACAAGAAAGAAAAGAAGCCGCCTAAGTCTGGTACATTTACTCGTACTTATACAAGCAATAACATACCTGCAGCATCTTCAATCAAGGATACTATCAACAAGGTATTTCAAAAGTACTATGGCCGTGATGCTTCTGAGACAGAAATTACCACTTGGACTCCACAGATTCTTGCCAAGTATAAGTCCAAGTCTGGTGCCTCAAGAAGCACAGTCAAAGAAGTTTACAAAAACGGCGCACTTATCAGCACTGAGTACCTTACTGCAGATAACGAAGACCCATCAATCTTTCTTGAGGAAAGAATCAAGACCCAACTTGCTAGTGGCAAGGTGGAGATTAATGAACTCTCTATTCCAGAGGGTCCTTCTGGTAAGTACTTCGTAGCAGTAAAGAACCTTGCTTACGATAACGGAATTAAACTATCCGATAATGACGCACTATCTTATGCCAATAAGATTGTTGCTGGTCAGGTTGATGAGAACACTGTGTTTAACACAATCCGTGAAAGTGCGGCATCAGCATTCCCATCACTTGCAGATAAAATTAAAGCTGGCTTAGACCTTAAGACTCTTGCTAGCCCTTACATTCAGTCAATGAGCGATATTCTAGAAATACCAGATACTGCTATTGACCTGTTTGACCCACAGATTCGTAGTGCTATGGCTTATACCCTTCCAGATGGAAAGGTTGGCACTAAGTCAATTTATGACTTTGAAAAGGAACTACGCAAAGATGATCGCTGGCAGTATACAAATAAGGCACGTGAGCAAGCAGCATCTGTTGCTACTACCGTCCTCCGAGACTTCGGATTTATGGGGTAATGATGGCTAAAGCACCAAAAGATGAGTTCGGTACTCCGTTCGGTCAAGCAGGCTCTGCAGCTGCTACAAGACTAGGTACACCATTTGGACAAGCAGGTTCTGCACAAGATGCAGATATTGCTGCATCAGATGAGAGACTGAGAAGGCGCATACCTTCATCTCCTAATGCAACGCCTGCAACTGCTCCAACAGCCAAGACTGAACAACCAAAAACTACAGGAACCGCTGCTCCAGTAATCCCTCAGTCTGGTCTTAATGCTGACGAAATTCAGAACCTTATCAAGAGCTATACCTCTGATGTATTAAGCAAGATGAGCCAAGAAGAAAAAACCGCTGAGCGCCTTAGCGCTTACAACATTCTTCGTATGGAATTCGAGCAGTATGGACTAGGTAGCCTAGTAACAGATATTAAAGATTTGCTTATTCAGAATACTCCAGTATCTGAGTTTGGCCTACGCCTTCGTGGTACTGATGCCTATAAAGACCGCTTTAAGGCTAACGAAGCACGTATTGCCGCAGGTCTTTCAGCGCTCAGCCCTGCTGAATATGTAGCGCTAGAAGACCAGTACCAGAATGTAATGCGTAACTACGGACTTCCTGCTACCTATTACACAAAGGATAAGACAGGCAAGCAAGTAGGATTTGAAAAGTTTATTGCTGGCGATGTATCTGCTACAGAGTTAGAAGATAGAATCTCTACAGCACAAAAGCGCGTTATCAACGCTAACCCAGAAGTTAGCCAGGCACTCAAGGCGTTCTACCCAGACATTAACAACGGCGATATCTTGGCTTATGTACTCGATCCTTCACAGGGTCTTGAGGCAATCAAGCGTAAGGTAACAGCTGCTGAAATCGGTGGCGCTGCTATGGGACAGAATTTATCTACCTCAGCAGCACGTGCTATGGAACTAGCAGGCTACGGCGTTACTAAGGAACAAGCACAGCAAGGCTTCCAGACTGTAGCAGGAGTGGTGCCACGTGGTTCACAGCTTGCAGAGATTTATGGTCAATCACCATACGGACAGACAGAAGCAGAACAAGAAGTATTTGGTCTAGCAGGTTCTGAGGCAGCGTCAGCTCGCCGTAAGAAACTTGTAGGACTTGAGAAGGCGTCATTCTCCGGTACTACTGGAGCAGCAGCAGGCGCACTTGGCAGAGAAAGAGCAATGGGCCAAGGCCAAATATAAATAGACCTACCTTAGACCGACCGGCCCTAAGGAGTGTTTGAAGCCCGGTAGTTAGAGCCATACCGTTTCCCCAGACGAATATGAGGCTAGCGCAATTCAACTAAAAGAATAGGGAGAAGGACCAATATGTCCAATTACGACTACGAGGATGAAGACGACGATATCACTACTGGTGATACACAATCGAATGACCTTGTTAAACAACTACGCAAAGCAGCCAAGCAGAAGGACAAAGAACTAGCGGAACTCCGCGATAAGTTCGATGGACTAAGCAAGGCCCAGCGCGAGAGATCCATCAAGGATGCCCTCGAACGTCGCGGGGTAAATGCGAAGATAGCTTCGTTTATACCTCAGGACATTGACCCAACTGAGGAGTCTGTGTCTAAGTGGCTTGAGGACTATGCCGATGTATTCGGTATTGACCTTGGCCAAAACCAAACTACGAATGTTGACCCAGCTGATATTGCTGCATACAAGAAGATGACTGGTACTGCTGATGCAGGACTGTCACCAGAACGAGGCGCAGACGTGATGTCCCGTCTTATGAATGCAAATAGCAAAGAAGAGTTGGACGACATCATTCGTCAGTCTGGACTTTAACTCAACCCAAACAACGAAAGGTAGCGCCTAATGGCAATTCCAGCAGGTTCCTTAACAGGAACATCGGACATTAGCAACCTCGTCAGAACCGCATACGATCAATATGTTCGTATGGCTCTCCGTAGCATCCCGGTAATGCGTGCGATTGCAGATGTCAAGCCAGTACAACAGGCAATGCCAGGTTCATCAGTTGTATTCTCAATCTATTCAGATCTAGCTCAGGCTACATCTACATTGACAGAAACATCAGATGTATCAAGCATTGCACTTGGTAACCCAAATCAGGTTACAGTAACACTCAACGAATACGGCTCAGCCGTAACAACAACAAAGAAGCTAAACCTAACTTCTTTCAACGATGTAGACTCAGCACTTGCTGACATCATCGCCTACAACTCAGCAGACTCTATTGACGCTGTAGTTGCTGGAGTTCTTACAGGTGGCTCAAACGTCATCTACGCAGGAACTGCAACCACAACCAACACCATCACATCTTCAATGACAATGGCTGTTGCTGATATCCGTGAGGCTGTAACACAGCTTCGCACAAACAAGGCTGTGCCACGTATCAATGACTTGTACGCTGCATACCTCCACCCACGTCAGGCAGCTGACCTCCGTGCTGAATCAGGCACAGGCGGCTTCCAGGCACTCACCCAGTACGTAGACCGCACACCATTCGTGGCTGGCGCAGTCGGCGTAATCGAAGGTGCATTCGTAGTAGAGACACCTCGTGTGCCATTCGCTGCGAACTCAGGATCAGTTAACGTCTACAAGGCAGTTATCGCTGGTCGTGAAGCACTCGCTGAAGCACAGGGTCAGGACATCTCAACCGTTATCGGTCCAGAGATTGACGCACTCCGTCGCTTCCGTACCATCGGTTGGTACTATATGGGTGGCTTTGCACGCCTCCGTGAAGCAGCACTCTATCGTATTGAGTCAGCAGCTTCAATCAACTAAGTGCAACGGTGGGGGCAGGGTCAAACCTGCCTCCATCACTTAAGAAAGGAAGATGAATGCCGTACAACTTGGTAACTCCTTGGGAGAATGAAACCTGGTGCGATAGCACATACTTCAATACCTATGCACGTTTAGCAGGACGACCACTTGCTGGTGGTTCTTATACTGGAGCGGTGCCATCTTTCCTTACAGATGTACCACGTGGTGTAACACTTCTAGTAAACGGTACAACCGTTACTGAAAGCAGAACTCCATATCAGGATGATTTAGCAAACGCTGACACCTATTACCTTGGTGGTCACGCCTACACACTATCGGATGCTGAGGCACAGATTCTAATAGATGCAGGCTACAGCGAATACTTAACACCGGTGGCTTAATGAAGCATAGAGAAGTACATCCTGAAGATGTAGAGAATTGCTTTGGTTGCAAGATTATGGGCTTAGAGATGAGTTCAGGAGCGGCTAGCAGTCGTGGTATTCCGACTGCCAAGGCTCACGATAAAGAGTTGGGTGCGTACTATGACGCAGTTCGACAAGGCATTGAACCTCGTTCAACGAGACAGCCTGATATTGATGCAGCAGTAAGAATCAGTAATGAAGGCGGCAAGGCCTTTGATGGAATCAACCTAACATACAAGGAGTAAGAAATGAAAGAAGAAGCATACGCTAAAGAAAACGGCAAAGCGTTTGAATATGTCAAGAACGTTGAAGAAGTAGAAGCCTATCCTCTAGCAGACAAGCAGTTTGCATCTAACCGCAAGTATATGACCTACGAATCAATCTCTACTGGTGTTGGCGGTAAGAAGTAATGTGCGCCAAGTGCGGATGTAAGTGCAAGGCAGGCAAGCCACAAAAGGGCTGCAAGTGCAGCTGTGCAACCTGTAAGAATGCTAGGAAGAAGTAATGAAGAAGAAGCCAGCAAAAGTCAAGAAGGTAATGTCAGAGTTCAAGGCTGGCACCCTCCGCTCTGGGTCCAAGAAAGGCCCAGTCGTGAAGAGCAAGAAGCAGGCTGTCGCTATTGCGTTGAGCGAAGCTGGTATGAGCAAGAAGAAAAAGAAGAAGTAGATGAAAGCTAAGAAAGCATTTTGGGATAAGAAGAACCCAAAGAAGACATCTACCAAACTCACTCCTGCTCAGAAGACTGCAGCCAAGGCTAAGGCCAAGGCAGCAGGTCGTCCTTATCCAAACCTAGTAGATAACGCAGCAGCCGCAAGAAAGAAGAAGTAAATGGCTAAGAAAGATCCTCGCTTAGAGCGAGCAGGAGTAGCAGGCTTTAACAAGCCAAAGCGCACACCAAGCCATCCAACAAAGTCACACGTTGTCGTTGCTAAAGAAGGCGATAACGTAAAAACAATCCGCTTTGGACAACAAGGCGTTACTGGCGATAGACAGCCAACAGCAAGACAAGCATCATTCAAAGCTCGCCACGCAAAGAACATTGCCAAAGGCAAGATGTCTGCAGCGTATTGGGCCAACAAGGTTAAATGGTAGAAAGAGGTAGACGGTGCCAACAGGTAATCCAGGAACAACTCTAGTAGCAGAACTCAACAGGCTTGCTAATGGTGGCACCTATCCTCCAATTACTTCATATCTTGATGAGGCGGGCGCAGCCCGTGCTTGGGCTGCAGCACGCTCAATAACTATTTATCACACAGATACAGTAGGAGTTCTCAATGACATTGCGGGTATCCCGGATGGTGCGGATGGGCGCCTTGACTACACTGGCGTATGTAACTACATCGCTGGTACTACTGGCCTTACTGCAAATGCAGCACTCCAAAGCATTGATGAAGGTGCTTGATGAGTGCGACGTTTAACCTAACGCTTGAACAAGCGACAACATTTAATTTTCAGTTCCAGATTAAGAACGATACAACTCCTTGGAACTTGACAGGCTACACAGGCACAATGACAGTGCGTCCATTTACAGGTGCAACTAACACAACGCTTACTGCAACTTTGGCTAATGGCTATATGACATTCGATGTTCTAGTAGGACGAGTCACAGTGAACTTCCCAGCTAGCATCACAAACATTACACCGGGTCGCTATGTCTATGACCTAGTACTGACATCAGGTGTAACAGTAACTCGTATCCTTGAAGGACAATTTACAGTAACACCAGGGGTGACAGTCTAATGCCAACAATTATTGTCGTAGAGTCAATCACTCCACAAGTATCGGTAACATTTGCAGCAGACCAAGGACCGCAAGGCGGTCAAGGTGCAACAGGTCCAACAGGACCTGCAGGACCAACTGGTCCAATCGGTGCGACAGGAGCAACAGGAGCGACGGGAGCAACAGGTGCTACAGGATCTACTGGTTCTACTGGTGCCACTGGCCCTACTGGGCCTACTGGCGATACTGGTCCGACTGGAGCGACTGGTCCTACAGGTGCAACAGGAAGCACAGGTGCTACTGGTGCAACTGGACCGACGGGCGCAACTGGAGCCACTGGAAGCACAGGCGCTACGGGCGCTACGGGAGCTACAGGACCAACAGGACCTACGGGTGCTACTGGCAGTACTGGAGCAACTGGACCAACAGGCCCAACGGGAGCGACAGGTGAAACTGGAGCAACAGGGCCAACGGGTCCGACGGGGGCGACGGGCGAAACAGGTCCCACAGGTCCAACCGGAGACACAGGTTTAACAGGTCCTACGGGGCCTACAGGCGCTGATAGCACAGTACCTGGACCTACAGGTCCAACTGGCGCTACAGGCCCTACAGGGCCTACTGGAGCCACAGGAGCTACAGGTCCGACAGGCCCAACTGGTGACACAGGAGCCATTGGTCCAGCAGGTGCAGTAGGTCCGACAGGACCTGCAGGCCCTACAGGAGACACTGGCCCTACGGGACCAACTGGTGCAACAGGGGCAACTGGTGCTACAGGTGCGACAGGGGCCACTGGTCCTACCGGACCAACAGGGGCTACTGGACCTACTGGTCCAACGGGTGCTACCGGAACCAACCTCACAGGATTTAATACTCAGACTGGTACAAGTTACACACTTGCTATCGGTGACAAGGACAAGTTGGTTACAGCAAACAATGCTGCTGCCATTACAGTCACAGTGCCACCATCAGTCTTTAGCGCTAACGATCAGGTACACGTAGCCCAGTATGGAGCAGGTCAGGTGACCTTTGCTCAGGGTGCAGGTGTCACCATCTTGTCAACAGGTGCTACAACTACAGCGCCAAAGTTGAGGACAAACAAATCTGCAGCGACTGTAATCTGCACAGCTAGCAATACGTTTCTCATTGTGGGCGATATAGCATAGGTTTGCTATACTGTCAAAATGAAAGTAGCCGTTTATACGATAAGCAAGAACGAGGAGAAGCACGTTGAGCGTTGGTACAACTCCACAAAGGAAGCTGACTACCACCTCCTCGCAGATACAGGATCAACAGATAGAACAGTCGAGATTGCTAGAAGTCTTGGTATCGTTGTTTATGAAATATCTGTCGTACCCTTTAGGTTTGATGACGCAAGGAATGCGTCGCTAGCCTTACTACCACCAGACTTTGATTACTGCATAGCCCTTGATGTTGATGAGGTACTCACACCCGGTTGGAAGCAGGCGCTAGAAGCGCCCCTTGCTGCAGGTATAGATAGACCTTCGTATAGAAGAATCGAAGCATTCCACGAAGACGGAAGCGTTGCTTCAGAGTTTGATGGATTTAAGGTACACCGCAGACAAGGCATCAGGTGGAAGTACCCAATCCACGAAGTACCAGAATGGTACAAAGAAGAGCCTGAAGTTAAAGGTCGCATTGAAGGTTTTGAAACGCACCACCTGCAGGATAAAACAAAGTCTAGGGCGCAGTATCTAACGCTACTAGAGAATGCAGTGCGTGAGAATCCAGATGCTAGAAATTTGTACTACCTTGGTAGAGAACAGTCCTACCATAACCAGTACAAGGAGTCTGCGGTTAACTTAAAGAAGTACTTAGAGTTAAGTATCTTCCCAGAAGAGCGCAGTGCAGCTTGTCGCATCTTATCTAAGTGCGAACCTAAGAATGCTGAAGAGTGGCTCACTAGAGGTACTGAAGAGTACCCGTGCAGAGAATCCATACTAGCGCTAGCAAACCTGTATTACGTAAACCAAGAGTGGGATGCGTGCTTACTGGTAGCAAAGAAGGCGCTGGAGTATGACAAGAAGCCAATGTCCTTTTTGTCGGAGTCTTGGGCGTGGGGATCAATGGCCGATGACCTAGTAGCAATTAGTAGTTGGCAACTTGGAGACTTTAAGACAGCAGTAATACACGGTACTAAAGCAGTAGAGATAAACCCAAATGATGAACGCTTGGTTAAAAACCTTGAGTTCTATAAGAGTAAGGTAGACGATGGCAACACTTAACGACATCATCAGTGAGATTCGTTCCTCACTTGCAGGATTTACCCTGCGACAAGACCGAATCACATATCTGACCGGCGCAATAAATACGACTGATACCGCTATTCAGATTGGCTCATCAGCCAACCTTGCTAAAGGTATTATCGAAATTGATGATGAACTCATCTGGATTGACAACTTCACACAAGCAAGCAACACAATGAACGCGGCTCCTGGGTTTGGTCGCGGATATCAGGGAACCTCAGCTGCACCACACGCAGTCAACTCACAAGTAATTCTTACTCCATCGTTTCCACGTACCAACATCCAGCAGGCTATCAACGACACAATCAACTCTGTCTATCCTAAGCTCTGGGCTGTTTACTCAACTACCTTTACATTTAACGCAAGCCAGACAACCTATGCGCTACCAGATGATGCCGACAATATTTTGTATATGTCTTGGCAGACTACTGGTTCAAGCCGTGAGTGGCTACCAATTAACCGTTGGCGTCAAGACTTGATGGCTAACGTTGCAACATTTAACACACAGAAGACAATCAACATCTATGAGAACATCCAGCCTGGTAGAACCGTACAGGTTTGGTATATGGCTAAGCCACAAACTATGACAAGTGGTACTGATGAGTTCAGTGCAGTTACTGGTCTACCAGAATCCTGCCGAGATGTAATCGTCTATGGCGCTGCCTATCGTCTGCTCTCATTCGTAGACCCAGGCCGTATCAACTTGACCTCTGCTGAAGCAGATCTTGCAGATAGCAAGGTACCAGGGGCAGCAGGCGGTAATGCTTCTCGTTACATCTATGCACTCTATAACCAGAGGTTGCAGGATGAATCACTCAAACTTACAAACATCTACCCAGTGCGTTTACACTACACGAAGTGAGGAATAGCAAGTGACCAGAAAATATAGTTCAACTTCGGTTGCCACAACACTAGCGGCAGGTGTTAACAGTTCTGCCTTGAGTATCTCGGTAGCATCTGGTACAGGTGCAGCCCTTATGGGTGGCGTCACACTAGGTGCTGGCAACGTAGACTCATTCGCTGTTGCCCTTGACTACGACACAATTAATGAAGAAATCGTATGGGTCACTAACATCTCTGGAGATGTGCTAACAGTAATCCGCGCTGAGGCAGGAACCACAGCGATTGCACATACAGCAGGCGCATCAGTTAAGCACGTCTTTACTGGAGATGATGCAACATTCTTTACGGCAGGAGTTGCCACAGCAGATGGAGCAATCCAGAAGAGCTTGGTTACTGCTAAGGGCGATATCATCGCCGCAACTACTGCTTCAACTGTAGACAACCTAGCGGTTGGAACTAACGGTTATGTCCTTACTGCAGATAGCACACAGGCAATGGGTATTGCTTGGGCTGCTCCTGCAACACCAACGCTAAACCTAACAATCAACGCTCAGACTGGCACAACATACAGCTTAGTAGCAGGAGATGTTAACAAGTTAGTTACCTTAAACAACGCTAGCGCTATTACCTTGACTGTACCTAACGGTGTCTTTACCACAGGCCAGCAGATTCACTGCCAGCAAATCGGTGCAGGACAGGTCACTGTCGCAAGTGATGGAACAACAGTACTTACCTCAACAGGTGCAACATCAACTGCCCCTAAGTTAAGAGCGCAGTACTCTGCTTGCACAATCGTCTGCACCTCAAGCAATAACTTCACCGTGATTGGGGATCTGAGCTAATGCCAATCCTAGGGATTATAGCTTCATCCTATCGTAGCGCTGCAGGTCCTGAAGGTGCCTATGATTCTTTGGCTTCAACAACTGTTGGAGCTGGCGGGGTCGCATCTGTAACTTTTTCTGGTATTCCTAGCGGATATAAGCATTTGCAATTACGTCTTTTGACTCGTACTAACCGAGCAGATACTAACGATTTTATGACTATCCGTTTTAACAGTGATTCAAGTTCTGTATACGCTTATCATTCACTTTACGGCAATGGTTCAAGTGCAAATGGCAATGACACTGGAACATCAACAGGTACTCCTTGGTCTGGTGTTACAGCAGGTGGTAATGCAACTGCTTCTATTTTTGGTGCTTCGGTTGTAGACGTGCTGGATTATTCTGCAACTACAAAATACAAGACAACTAAACTTCTTAGTGGTACAGATCAAAACTCTACTACTGGTCGAATTTATTTTATGTCTAACTTATGGCAAAACACAGCCGCTATTACCTCTATAACAATTATTCCTACCTATGGGACAGCGTTTGCACAGTACTCACAGTTCGCATTATACGGAGTAAAATAATGGCATATAACAATACATACGTCGCACTTGATAAAATTACGGTAGGAACTGCTACGCCATCAATTACTTTCAGCTCTATTCCTGGTACATATACCGATTTAGTTATTGTTGCTAATACAAATACAACTGGCTCAACTGGTGATGATGATTTGTATATGCGCTTTAATGGCGATACAGGATCAAACTATTCTTGGACTCGTCTCTTTGGAAATGGCACAACTGCCACATCAAGCCGAGGAACATCTACGGTATATTGCAGAATTGGAAACAGCGCTGGTACAAGTGCTACCACCACATTCCCTACAACAATAATAAATGTAATGAATTATGCAAACACGACCACGAATAAAACTGTTGTGTCTCGCGGTAATAACAGCGCGGTAGCGGCTGAAGCTATTGTTTCAATGTGGCGTTCAACTGCTGCAATTACTTCAATTACAATCCTTCCACAAACAGCAAACTTTAGAATTGGCTCCACCTTCTCTTTGTATGGAATCGCAGCTACAGGATCTAACCCAACTGCTAAAGCAACTGGTGGAACTATTGGTTACACAGCAGATGGATACACCTATCATATGTTTACTTCAACAGGAACATTTACCCCAACAACAGCAATTTCTAATGCAGAGTATTTGGTAATTGCAGGTGGTGGTGCAGGTGGTGTTAACCAAGGTGCTGGCGGTGGTGCTGGCGGTTATCGCTCATCAGTTGTCGGAGAACTTTCAGGTGGTGGAGCAAGCGCACAAAGCAGAGTTAGTTTTGCAAGCGGAACTGGTTACACAGTAACCGTTGGCGGTGGCGGTGCAGGTGGTTATAACAGCGCAGCAAGACAAGGCGCTAGTGGTACTTCTTCTTCAATTACTGGAACTGGTTTTACTACAATCACAACTACGGGTGGTGGCGGTGGTGGTGGCTACGGAACTGGCGGAGCCAATGGTGGCTCTGGTGGTGGTAACGGTGGTAGTGGTTCAGGCCCAGGAACAGGTACTGCTAACGAAGGTTACAATGGACTTGCATTTGCTGGCGGTGGAGCAGGTGGTACACCAGTTAATGGCGAAGGTGGAGTCGGACTTCTTTCATTTATTACAGGGTTGCCAGTTGGTCGTGCTGGTGGTTCAGGTTATCCAGGTGTAACAACTTGGGGCGCTGGGCGACAAGGCATCTCTCAAGCCGTAATGAATGGCGTCGCTAATACAGGTGCAGGTGGAGCGCCTTGGGACGGTGTTTACAACTCAGGTTCAGGCGGCTCAGGTGTTGTCATTATTCGATATGCAAGTGCTTAAGGAGATCTAATGCCAGCCAACTATGTACTTTTACAACGCATTGAGTTAAACGCTTCGGCCAGCTCTATAACTTTTACTAACATCCCACAGTCGGGCTATACCGATTTGAAGATTGTTGCATCCACTCGCGGAGATACTGGAAGTGGGGTAATCAATCTTTCTTTTAATGGAGTAACTTCTAATTTATCAGGTAAAACTGTATACGGAAGTGGAAGTGCTGCGGGTTCAACTTCTCCTGCTTCAACAATACCAGTTCAAAGTGATTGGTCTGGTGCGACTGCTTCAACTTTTGGTAATGTAGAATTTTACATACCAAATTATACTTCAAGTAATTACAAGTCCGTATCTGCTGATGCTGTTGCTGAAAATAATGCAACAGAAGGTTACGATTGGCTAACAGCAGGTCTTTGGTCAAGTACAGCCGCAATTACTTCAGTCACATTAACATCCAATTCTAGTAATTTTGTCCAGTACAGCACCTTCTCACTATACGGCCTAGCAGCAACAGGCACTACACCTGTTATCGCTCCTAAGGCTACCGGTGGAAGCATCACTAGCGACGGCACTTACTGGATTCACACATTCCGTACTACAGGAACCTTTACTCCGCTACAGGGATTGTCTTGTGATGCGCTAGTAGTAGCAGGTGGTGGCGGTGGTGGTGGCATTGCATCAAACGGTGGTGCAGGTGGAGCTGGCGGCGGTGCAGGTGGATTTAGAACTACTACAGGCTTATCTGCTGCATCTGGAACTGCATATACAATTACAGTTGGTGCAGGTGGTGCAGGTGGAATTGGATCAGGTGCAATTAGCAGCGGAACAGACTCTATCTTCTCAACCATTACATCAACAGGTGGTGGTGCTGGTGGAAATAACAATGGCGCTAACGGTGGTTCAGGCGGTGGTGCGCGTTATAGCGGCACTGCTGGTTCTGGTAACACACCTTCAACTTCTCCGTCACAGGGTAATAACGGTGGAACTTCAGTTGCCTTAAATACTAACGGCGGTGGAGGTGGTGGTGGTGCTGGTGCAGCAGGTGGCAACGGAACTGGAAGTGCATCAGACAGCGCCACAATCAGCGCTGGTAATGGCGGTAATGGAACATCTAACTCCTATTCAGGTTCAGCTGTAACTTACGCCGGTGGTGGCGGAGGTGGTTGCTTTACTGGTACAGGTTCAACCACTCAAGGAACAGGTGGTACTGGTGGCGGTGGAGCTGGTGCTATAAATGCCAACGCAACTTCAGGAACTGCTAATACAGGTGGTGGCGGCGGTGGTGCAGGAAGAAGTGACGCTAGTGCATATAACGGCGGTAATGGTGGTTCAGGAATTGTTATTATTAGATATCCAATAGCGTAAAGGAAAACAAATGGCTCACGCAGCAGAAGTAGATAGCAACAACACAGTCGTTCGTGTACTAGTAGTACCGGATGAGCAGGAACATCGTATCCAAGATTACTTGGCTAACGAGTTGGGACTTGGTGGTACTTGGGTACAGACCAGTTACAACGCACGCATCCGTAAGAACTATGCAGGTATTGGTTATACATACGATGCAAACCGCGATGCGTTCATCGCACCTAAGCCAGAGTGCCACCCAGATAAGGTCGCATTCGACGAAGAGACTTGCACCTGGTCTTGTCCAGATGCTTCACACGTAATCATCATAGGAGAAGAAAATGTCTGATAAGAAACTAATCGTTGATCTGGCTAAGGGAACACAGACCTATGTGGACCTTACCCCTGATGAGATTGAACAGCGTCGCATTGACGCTGCCGCTGCAGAGTTAGAGCGCCAAGAGCGTGAAGCAGCAGAGCAGGCTAAGGCAGATGCGAAGCTATCTGCACAGGCAAAGCTAGCAGCACTGGGATTGACAGGCGAAGAAGTAGCAGCACTTACCGAATAATTTAAGGAGAAGTAAATGGCTTATGGAAGTGATATCAGTGAGCGCTTACCGGCGGTCTTATCGAATCCAGCAGGCAGTACAACATACACACCTACTGGGTATGCCTATGATATCGCTATCGCAGGTCTGCCATTCTTTGCATCCCCTTTAGATGACTCACCTTATCGTCGTGTCACAGCCCAGTATCGCAAGAACCAGTTTGATACAAGCCGTGAGCCAGGTGAGCAGACGCTCACAGGTTGGTGGCTACGTTCACAGTCATCATTCCACTTTGGTCAAGGCATCAAGTTCTTTGAGCCAGCACAGGATGAATCCCTTCGCTTTCAGTACACAGAGTCTAAGGGCTTGGATGTATGGACTAAGGGACAAGCAACACTGCTTCCATCCTGTAACAGCCAGCACACAATAACTGGTGGCATTAGAACAGATGGTCGTCCTTGGCAGATTGCACGATCTATTCAGTGGACAACTAACAACATTACCTACGATGGCATACTGCTAGCTGATGAGTATGACGTAGATAAAGTCTTTCCTGCTATTACTGTCTCTATTAACAACAAGGCTCTTACATCTAACGTAGCAACGCTGACAACTACAACAGCGCACGGCTTATGTACAGGTATGGTTATTACCATTACTGGCGTAGATGCTACCTTTAACGGTGAGTACACCATCACAGGCGTACCAACTACAACTACCTTTACCTACGCCAAGACTGCAACCAACGTAGTATCTACTCCAGTATCACCAGTAGGTACAGGTGTTGCTGAGGTTATCCACTTTGTGGACTACAACTCAGGCACAGATGGACCAGTCTTTGCTATCTGCGATGATGGCGTAAACGCTTACTGGGTTACCAACAAGACAGGCACTGGCAAACTACAGGTCAATAAGCGACCACTAGATTCAAGCACAGCAGCCGTTGAAATGTTTACCACTCCTGGTATTACAGTAGCCAACGCAGTTATTGAGTATACCAAAGAGCGTATCGTTATGTGTGTCAACGATAGCGTCTATGAGTTCTCAACAACAACAACATCAATGCCTACTGCGGTCTATTCACATAATGACCCAAACCACGTATTTACCAGCATTACCTCAAGCGGTGCTGCAATCTATGTTGCAGGCTACTCTGGTATCCAATCTAACATTTACAAGTTTACCCTTGAGAACACAGGCGCTATGCCTACGCTGACATCTGCTATTACAGCAGCTGAACTACCAGTAGGTGAGCGTTGCTTTAAGATTAGTTACTACCTTGGCTATATGGCTATCGGTACCAGTAAGGGTATGCGTGTAGCGCAGACCTCAGACCAAGATGGCTCTATTGCCTACGGCCCGCTACTCTTTGAGTCCACTCAGCCTGTCTATGACTTTGCATTTCGTGATAAGTACATCTGGGCTACTACTGGCGTAGATGGACAGGCAGGACTTACCCGCGTCAATCTTGGTACAGAGATTAGCCAGTTAGTCTTTGCCTACGTCTGGGATGTGTACGATCCAGATGACACGTTAGGTCACTACACAACTACCTGCGCCTTTATGGGAGATACCCCACGCATTGCATTCTGCAACGCTGGCAATGGCTCAGACGGAACTATCTATATCCAGTCAGCAGATGAACTGCTACCTAGCGGATACCTACGTACAGGCTTTATCCGTTACAACACTCTTGAGAATAAAATCTTTAAGTTGGTACAACCTCGCATTGATACCTTGCAGGGTGCATTCAATATGTACTCCATCAGCGCTGAAGGCGTTGAGGCAAACATCGGTACCTTTGCACAGGGCGATGCCGTCCCTGAGGTAAACGTCAACTACCCAATCGGTGCTAACCAGTACGTAGCCTTTAAGTTTGAGATGTTCCGTGATGCAGATGATTCATCCCTTGGGCCACTCTTTACTGGCTACCAGGTTAAGGCGTTACCTGCTATTCCACGTCAGCGTTTAATCCAGTATCCACTGATGTGCTACGACCACGAGATGGATAAGTTCAACAACGAAGTTGGATATGAAGGATCAGCGTATGCCCGTATGTCTCAGCTCGAAGCAGTTGAGAATATCGGTGACACCATCCGCGTACAAGACTTTAGAACTGGTGAGTCCTATATCGGACTTATCGAAGAGTTGGACTTTATTAACAAAACCCCATCAGATAAGCGATTCTCCGGGTACGGAGGCTTGCTCTTAGTAACCATCCGGAGCGTGTAATGCAGGCAGAAGACTACGCGGCTATTGCTGTCGCAGTATGCACAGTAATTGGTGGCTTTACAGCAGCAGTACGCTGGCTAGTTAAGCACTACTTGAATGAACTTAAGCCGAACTCAGGCTCAAGTCTCAAAGACTCCGTTACAAGGCTTGAGGAAAAGGTTGAGATTCTCTACCAGATTATGATTCAACGAGGTGGCAAGTGATTCCATTGGCAAAGAGAGCAACGCCTGCAGCTATCGCTGTGTTGCGTCAAGCAACAGCGCTATGGCCAAAGCGTAAGAAAGCAAGTGATGGACTGCTGCCTAGTAAGGCACACGTCAAGCAGAACCCAAACTCTGACCATAACTCAGGATACGCAGTAGACCTAACCAATGACCCATCTCACGGTGTCAACTGCTCGGTTATCTATACCGAGTTACAGAAGGACAAGAGAGTTAAGTACCTGATATTCAAGGGAAAGATTTGGTCTGCCAAGAATGGCGAGCAGATCTACACAGGTCTTAACAAGCACAACACACATCTTCATATTTCCATCAAGGACAACTGCGGTGACGATACATCACCTTGGTTTCCTTGGGTACCAAAGCCAAAGGCAATCAATAAAGTAAAGGCTAACTTCCCTAAACCTTTACCTAAGAAAAAGGAAACCAAATGAACGCAAAGACAAAAGCAGTACTCGCAACATATCTACGTGCAGGAGTGGCAGCAGTACTTGCTCTCTATCTTGCAGGTGAGACTGATCCAAAGAAGCTAGGCGCTGCAGCAGTTGCTGCTATCGCAGGTCCAGTCCTTAAGTGGCTAGACCCAAAGGCTACAGAGTTTGGTCGTGGGTCTAAGTAACCCATAAGCGCGAGGCAATGGCCCCTGCTCCTTCGGGAGTGGGGGCCTATTTTTTTATGCCTAAAATATGCCGGAGTTACTATCGCCGTTCAAGTGAGTCTTGAGGCGGTGACAGTTTGCACAGAGCGTCTGTAGGTTAGACGGGTCGTTGTTCCGGCTGTTGCCGTCAATGTGGTCCACGTCGAGCTGACTGATATGGACTGGCTTGAAGTTGCAGTGTTCGCAGTAGTCCTTCTTGTGGACTGCGTATGGGTATCTATTCTTGATGATGGTGCGCTTGTAGACTGCGTAGCATCTGTACTTACTGGTAACGGACTTGAGTCTGCCGTCGCGTATCTTGACTTTTGTAGGTCCACAGATTGAACATACACCCGTCCGTAGGGTTTCATTAACTTCCGAAAGTCTGTGCTTCATCACGATCTGGAGGACAAGGTAGTTTTACTAGATTGCCACAGCTGACGCAGGTTCCGTCTAGGAAGTACCAGGATATCTCGTAGTCATCAAAGGACACCATAGCGTTGAAGACCTGAGAGCCACACGGACAGACGTGTACTGGGCCTAAGTCCCTTAAATCGGTCCCGTAAGGCTCAGGAAGGCCATTGTATGGGTTACGATAGGACCTGAACTTTTGCAGGGTTGGTAGACGGAGCCTTCGCACTGTCTGGCCTCACTCCCTACAGCCCGTGAGGGCTGCTTACTGTTATTCGCTAACGCTCATATTGTAGCGCCTAGTAAGCGTGTCTCTGGTACGACACGCCGATATTTTGTTATACTTGTTATATGAAATATTGCCACAACTGCAAAACAGAACGCCCAGTAGATGCTTTCGGTTCTGATAAATCACGCAAAGATGGTAAATCTGTGTATTGTTTACAGTGCCGTGCTGATTTAGCACGCACTGCTAGGTATTCCAAGCCTGAACGTGGCAGAACATACTCTCGGTTTAGACGTTACGGTATAACAAAAGAAGATTATGATAAATTTAATACAGACCAAGGTGGGTTGTGTGCTATCTGTGGAACAGATAAGCCTGGTAGAAATCACCCTACGCTATACATAGACCACGACCACAATACAGGGAAAGTACGCGGTTTACTTTGTAACGATTGTAACCTACTATTGGGTTATGCAAAGGATAATAAAATCTTACTCCTTGAAGCTGTGAAGTATTTAGAGGAAAGAGGCGAACCATCACAACCTTAGTAGGGGTCCAAGGACCTGACTTCATTCTAATGGCTGCGGATTCGCAGATAACTGACGGAGATCAACGCATCATCTCAGTAGAAACTCCGAAGATAATCAGCACTGGTAGATACCTGCTCGGTCTTACTGGTGACTCACGTCCAGGAGATATCCTTGCCTATGCGTGGAAGCCACCGCTCTATCGCGGTGAGGACCCAACGAAGTTTATGGGTAGCAAGATTCTGCCTAGTATCTCAGCTGCCTTCAAGGAAGGTAACTACGAGATAGATAACAAGGAGATGAACTTCTCGTTCCTTATCGGGTTCAATGGCAACCTGTTCTCTATCGGTGGCGACCTGTCCTTTAACACATCCGAGCGTGGGTTATTCGCGGCAGGCTCTGGTGGAAATTATGCTCTTGGGTACTTGTATTCCTTGCCACCTAAGAATTACAATAAGGTACTCACGGCAAGTGTGGTAGCTGAGAAGGCAGTGCAGATTGCATCCATCTTAGATATCAACACATCACCACCGATACAAGTAGTAGTACAGGAAAGGGTTTACAAATGAAAGAGTTGATTGCATACTGCGGTATAGCATTCTTGATTGGCTTTGTTACCGCATACGGATTTGATGCTTGGCTACAGTGGAGGGATGAACGCAGATGGCGATAGAAGACCCAAAGGAATTACTGCTGCACGTACTGCACGCACAAGATGCGTCTCGTGATAGAAGTATGCAGACTGAGGTAGGTCCATCAGAGATTGGTGGTTGTCGTCGTAAGGTCTGGTACAGACTGAACGCACAACCACATACCAATGAGAACCAATCTAAGTTGGCTGCCATTATGGGTACTGCTATTCACGCAGCTATCGAAGAGGCTATCGGCACACTTGATCCTGAAGGCAAAGAATACCTAGTGGAAACACAGGTTGCTTATGGTGATATGAAAGCACACGTGGACTTATTCGTACCTAGTACTGGAGCAGTCATTGACTGGAAGACATCAAAGATTAAAAACCTTTCATACTTCCCATCTAACCAGCAACGCTGGCAGGTGCAGGTCTATGGCTACTTGCTATCTAAGAATGGCTATGAAGTTAAGACAGTTAACCTAGTAGCAATAGCACGTGATGGTAACGAGAAGGATGTCAAGGTACATACAGAACCTTACGATGAGACGATGGCGTTGGCAGCTCTTGCCTGGCTAGAGAATGTCAAGGCATCTAAGGAGTTACCGGCACCTGAGAAGGATGCTAGTTTCTGTAAAGACTACTGCCAGTACTACGATGCAACAGAGCAGATGGGTTGCGGTGGTCTAAAGAAAGAACGTATCGTCCTTAGTGAAGTCGTGATTGAGGACGTAGAAGTTGACAAGCACGCACTGCATTACTTACAGTTAGATGGCAAGATAAAAGAGCTGGAGAAGGAACGGGATTCCTTGAAGGCTTCACTAGAAGGTGCTACTGGAGTTACTGCTAGTGGTGTAGAAATCAGTTGGACAACAGTTAAAGGTCGTGAGACTGTAGACGCAAAGGAAGTTGAGAAACTTCTAGGGTTTGTTCCCAAGATTGTTGGTAACGAATCAGTAAGACTAAACATCAAACCAAGTGGAGGAAAGTAAATGGCTGCAAACGAGAACACAAAGTTCCAAATCAACTACAAGTTGGCAGATGGAACACTCATCAATCTTTACGCTGCAGATGTAAAGGATCTTGAGACAGGGCTAGTAGACCTATCAATGGTGTCTGCTCTTATCAAGTCAACATCTGCTGAACTATCAGGTGGCAACGCCACAGCTGCTGCAGTATCTAATATCCAAGCAGCATTCAACGCATCACCAGTTGCTGTAACCAGTACTGGACAGGATGCAGCATCAGCAAACAAGACCTGTAAGCACGGAGTGATGGCCTTTAAGACAGGCACATCAGCACGTGGACCTTGGCAGGGTTATATGTGTGCAGCACCTAAGGGTGCAGCAGATAAGTGCGAGACTATCTGGGTTCGTTAATGTATGCGCGAGCCAAGGTTCTATGAGAACCCTGCCTGCGCTGAGATAGGTGGTGACTTTTGGTTTCCGGAAAAAGCCGATGGTCTGATGAACACCGTAGAGATGGTGATGGCAAAGTCTATTTGTCATACCTGTCCACACAAAGCTGAATGTGCAGAGTGGGGAATACATAACGAAGTACACGGAATCTGGGGCGGTCTAACACAACAAGATCGTAGACCAATCCAAAGACAATTAAACATTACAATCAAAGGGGAGAGCGTTGCTTGATTTACAGCGTGCGTGGGGAACTGTCCTCACCAAAGCAACACCTCTTCCTGATGCCTGGACTGGGCTAGCAGCTAAACAGATTAAGTTCAGACGAGGACAAGTCTGTATGGTTGCTGCTGCACCTAACGCTGGTAAGTCTATGTTCGCTTTGATTTACGCGGTTAAAGCACAAGTACCTACGTTGTTCTTCTCAGCTGATACAGATACAACAACTGTAATGATGAGAGCAGCAGCGCATACTAGCGGTCACAATCAAGTAACAGTCGAGCAGAATCTATCTGCAGACTCTCATTACTACGACAAGCATTTTGATAAGTTAAGTCATATTAAGTGGGTCTTTGACTCCAGTCCGTCACTCGATGATATCGAGTTGGAGATAAAGGCATACGTAGAGTTGTACGGGCTGGCCCCTGAGTTGATTATCATAGATAACCTTATGAATGTAGCTGCTGAGACAGACAACGAATGGGCTGGGCTTCGTGCAATTATGATGGAGTTACACGATATGGCACGTAAGACTGAAGCCTGTGTACTAGTCCTTCACCACGTCTCTGAGCAATCAGAGTATGGCAGTCCGACAGAACCACCAGCACGCCGTGCTATTCACGGCAAGGTAAGCCAGTTGCCTGCACTTATCCTGACACTGGGCTATCACCCAGTACAAGGTGAGTTAAAGGTAGCAGCGGTGAAGAACCGCTTTGGTCCACACGCAGCAGATGGCAAGGACTATGCCACTTTGTATGTGAACTATGGTGCTTGTCAGATATCAGATGGAAACTCGTATGGCGCTATGCTCGCAAGAGATGCACGTGCAGGTTATACTGGTGACTACGTTGCTGAAGATGAATACGGAAGAGAGATAGCGTGATGGCTAATACAGAGATTCAGTATCTAAGAAAAGAGATTAAGCAACTCAAGCAGGATATGACTAACCTGTTGATGGTGCTGATTGACTTGAAGATTCTTAAGGTAAAGGTTGATGAGAACGGCCAAGCTGTTTACGATACTGGTAAAGATGAGTAGTCCTAAGTACAACAAAGCAAAAGGCGCAGCCTTTGAGATTGATGTAATGAAATGGTTTCGTGGTCTTGGTGTCCTCGCTGAGAGGTTGCGCTTGGCAGGCAAAGACGACGAAGGAGATCTAGTAGTTGTGGTCGCGGGACAGACATACATACTAGAACTCAAGAACACGGCAAGACTAGACTTACCGGAGTTCTGGAGGCAGGCAGAGGTTGAGGCGCTTAACTACGCTAAGGCTCGTGGTATTGGGGAAGTGCCACTGCATTACGTTGTGGTTAAGCGTCGCAACTCTGGTATAGAGAAGGCTTGGGTGGTCCAAGACTTAGAGCAATGGTTAAAGGAGAAACAGTAATGCCAACACCACAAGGTGATATCACTAGCACAGAGACGTGGAGCGAAGCTCCAGCAGAAGAAGTAGTAGAGGAAGTAGCAGATGAAGACTCTGACGATACTGAACAGGCTTGACATTGATGTATCCTGGTACTTCACAGCAGTATCAGTAGGCTTTACTATTCACAAGCGTGGCATACAACTGTCACTATTGTTCATTGATATTAGTTTCTTCTATGCAAGTCCTAAGTGGAGACTGTCTCAGGAAGAGCGATACCAACGCATTGCTCAGGCTATGAACGAGGATTGGTACGAAGGATGATCTGTACATACTGCACTAGGGCAGGAGAAGAGAACAGCGTAGGACATCTAAAGCGTGCTGCACACTGGCACGATAAGTGCGACATAAAGGGGTGTGTATGCCAGCACAAGACTGGTCCAGGGTACGTAAGGCGGGCAGGTACAAAGGTTCCGTTGATGCAAACTCAATCCCCATAGATGTAATCATTAGATTCTTCGGAGGAGAAGTAAGAGAAGGTAAGTCAGCATCAGTGCGGTGCTGTTTGCATTCTGATAGTAGAAGGTCAGCTGTTATTAACACCTATGACAACCTGTACTTCTGCCATACCTGCGGTAAAGGAGGCAATGCCGCAAACATTGTTTGCCTCATAGAGAATTTGGAGTTTAACGATGGCCTCAAACGTGCAATCGAAATTGCTGCTGGAAGCGGCGCAGAGATACGCTCAGCAAATAAGTCCAGAGGCTCTCGTCGCGCTCTCAGAACGTGGGATATCTGAAGAGGTAGCAGCCCTTTATATGCTCGGTACTGTTACCGATCCTATGAATGGTCACGAACTGCACGATGGTTGGATATCTATTCCATACATCACCGCAATGGGTAGCTGTGTAGGCTTTAAGTTTCGCAGGTTAGATGATGGTAAGCCTAAGTATGGCTCACCTACTGGACAGAAGGCACATCTCTACAACGTCACTGACACTACAATCCTGAGTAGACACATCGTTGTCTGCGAAGGTGAGTTAGATACAGTCATAGTCTCAGGAGTTCTTGGTATCCCAGCAGTGGGAGTACCCGTTC